TATTATGGGATGGAGCCGTGGATCGGGCCATACAATCCGGGCGCTCCCTACATCGGCGAGGATCCCAACGCCACGCTCGGCGAGATCCTCAACAAAGACAACACTAACCAGCCGAATCGCTCGACCTACGTCTCCACCGACGTCCGCGACGCGGTGATGATGATGCTGCCCTCGCTCATCCGGCTGTTCGGGGCGAGCGAAAGCCCGGTGTTCCTGGTGCCGCGCTCGGAGCCCGAATCCGACATGGCCGAGCAGGGCACCGATTACACCAACTATGTGTTTTGGAATGACAATCCTGGTTTTCTGATCCTCTACGGCGCGATCAAGGACGCGCTTACCGTGAAGGCTGGCTTCGTCAAGTGGTGGAGTGAAGACTTCAAGGAAATCAAGCGCAAGAAGTTCGTCAACGTCACCGCCGATCAGCTGCAGATGCTGCTCAGCGAGAACCCTTCTGCTAAGCTTCTCGAGATCGGTAAGCCGGTCCCGCAACCGAAGCCGCCCGGACCTCCTCCCCTACCGCAGGGCGGCCCTCCTCCCGGCGCTCCCGTGCCGGGAGGACCTCCTCCGGGTGGGCCTCCGCCAGGTCCGCTCGCGGCGCCGCCCGGCGGTCCAAGCCCCCAAGGTCCGCCGGGCCCGCCTCCGGGTCCGATGGCGGGGGCGCCGCCGCCGGCCCTGCCGCCGTCGCTCACGCAGCCGCCGCCGCCGGTCTACGATCACGCGGTGGTCGAGTATGAGGTGTCGAAGCCTCTGATCAAAGCCGCCGGCGTGCCGCCGGAAGAGATGCGGCTCGATCGCTATGCGCGCACGTTCAAGGACAGCCGCCTCGTCGGGCATCAGCGCATCGTGCCGGTCGATCAGTTGATCGCTATGGGCTACGACCGCGAACTGTGCATGGAGCATATTCAGACATCGGAATCGACCTTCAGCACCGAGCCGCAGCTGCGCAACCCCGGCCGCTTCATGGGCACCCGCCTGGGCGACGGGGTCAAATATGGTGAGTGGTACATCAAATGTGACAAGGACGGCGATGGAACGCCTGAACTCAGGTACGTCTGCACGTTCGGAGACAACAACGAAGTCGTTTCGGATGAGTATGCAAATAGAGTGAAGTTCGCCGTCTTCGCCTGTGACCCCATCTCGCATACCATTATCGGCGATAGCCTGGCGGATTACACGGAAGACATTCAGAGAATCAAGACCAATATGATGCGGGCGATCCTCGACAGCGCCGCCGAGAGCATCAATCCGAAAACCGTCATCAATGAATTGATGGTCACCGTCGACGATGCGCTCAACGACGATCTTGGCGCGGTCATCCGGACTCGCGGCGATCCCAGCGCCAGCGTGATGTTCACCAACACGCCGTTCCTCGGTCAGCAAGCAATGCCAGTGGTCGAGATGTTGAACGACCAACTGCAGCGGCGCACCGGGCTCTCCGACGCCGCCAAGGGGCTAGACCCAAAGGCGCTGCAGAGCTCCACTATGATCGGCGTCGAGGCGGTGATCAATGGCGCCCAGGAGCGCATCGAGCTCGTGGCGCGGGTGTTATGCGAGACGGGGTTCAAGGATCTGTTCGCTGGCCTGTACAACGAGATCTGCGAGAATCCCAATCAGCAGCGGACGCTGAAGATCCGCGGCAAGTTCATTCCCTACGACACGTCGACGTTCGATTCGACGCTCTCGGTCGAGGTCAATCCGAATCTCGGCAAGGGATCGGACATGACTCGCATGCTGGCGCTCAATCAGATCAAGCAGGATCAGCAACTGTTGGTCACCCAGATGGGGCTCAACAATCCGATCTGCGGCGTGATGGAGATGCTCAACACCCAGACCGACATGCTGGCCTTAGCAAACATAAAAAATGTCAGCAGATATTTTAAGACGCCCAACCCGCAGCAGTTGCAGGCGATGCAGTCGGCGCCCAAGGCGCCGGATCCGATGGCGATGGCCGCCCAGGCGCAGATGGAGAAGGTTCGTTCCGAGACGGCCAAGGCGGTCGGCCAGCAGAATCTCGATCGCGCTAAGATGCAGCAGGAGAATCAGTTCAAGCATCAGCAATTGCATTTCAAGACGGCGCTCGATTTGCAGAAGCTGGACATCGAAGGGCAGAAGGCGGGGCTCGATCATCACGTCGAGCTCGCCAAGCTGGGCAGCCAGTTGATGTCCGATGATCAGGATCGTCAGCAGCAGGATCAGCAGGGCCAAGTCGACATGGCGGGCGCTCAGAACGATGCGGACGCCCAGGCGCAGCAGCATCAGCAGGCGATGAACGATGCGCAGCTGAAGGCGGCGCAGCAGGCGCAACAGCATCAGCAGGCGATGTCGCAGATCGCCTCTCAACATACCCAAGCCATGACCAAGATGGCGGCCGATCATCACGCGGCGATGTCGGGCGTCGGGGCGAAGAATGCGGCGACGGTCGTCGGAGCGCTGTCGGGCGACGCCGATCGGCTGCACGAGCAGCATCAGTCGGCGATGGACCGGCTGCACCAGACCCACCAGGCGGCGCTCGATCGTGACAGCGCCGAGCGCACCACTGCGGCGACTCTAAGCACGCAAAGTCAGATCGCCAAGAACAAGCCGAAGCCGAAGCGATGAAGCACATCGGCGCAATTTCGGGCGGCAAGGACAGCGTGGCGATGGCCGTGCTGTTGCGCGAGGCGAATCCCGATTTTGATTTTATCTGGGTCTGCACGCCGACCGGCAACGAGCCGCCGGAATGGTTTGCGCATATGACGGCTTTGCGCGAGCGGATTGGGCCGATCACGCCGATCATGGTGCGCGGCGGACTGTTCGGCTTGATCCGAGAGTGGAACGCTCTGCCGAATTGGCGGCAGCGCTGGTGTACGCGGGTGCTGAAGATCGAACCGTTCGCCGCTTTCCTGATGCAGCAATCGCCTGCTCGATTTTACGTCGGCCTACGGGCTGATGAGGAAGAGCGCGATGGCGGCGATTATCGGGAAGTGCCCGACGTCGAGATGGTCTTCCCGCTGCGTGACGCCGGGATGGACCTTGTCGCGGTTCAGGCTTTCCTGCGCGAGCGCGGCATCCAGATTCCTAGACGCACCGACTGCATGCTGTGTTTTTTTCAGCGGCTGATCGAGTGGTTTGAACTGTGGCGCGATCATCCTGCGGCCTATGCCGAAGGTGAGGCGCTCGAGGTCGCAACGGGACACACGTTTCGCTCGGCCGGTCGTGATTCCTGGCCAGCTTCTCTCATCGGTTTGCGACAAGAGTTCGAACGCGGTCGAGTGCCGCGCGAGACGCGGGTGGATGCGATGAAGTGTCGGGTGTGCCGACAATGAACGAGCCGATTAAGAAGGCCGATCCGGAACTGATGAAGGCGATCGCGCGCGAATCCGCCGAGTTCTTGCAGAACCGGGCTTACACCACCGCATCGCGGGCGCTGCATCTGCAATGCCTCGGTCGATTGATGGATGAGAGTCTCACCGACGAGCAGATGCGGATGACCGTCGCCGAATTGCGGGTGGTGGAGAATTTCGCGCGACGCCTGGCCAGCGCTGCGCGTGATGTTGACTTCGCACAAGGAGCGCAACGTGTCCGAAGAACTTGATGCGGTCGCCGACGCTTTTGCGACTGAGGTTGCGCCGCAGAGCCGACCGCGCGACCAGGCTGGCAAGTTTGTCGCCACTACCAGCCGGCCGGAGCCGATGTTCGGCGTGCGGCCGATCGAGGGCGACGAGAAGGGTGACACGCGCGACGGCGGCGACAACGAACGGCTGCGCGCCCGCGAGCGCGAGGTCGAGCGGGAGCCGGAAGACGGGGAGGTCGAAGACGTCGATCGCGAACCGGAGATCGTCGGTCCGCAGGAGTCGGACGACGATGAGCCGACGGCCGACGATGGCGAGAAATATGAGGTCACCGTCGACGGCCAGCCGCATGAAGTCTCCTTGCAGGAGGCGCTTAACGGCTACGTTCGCCAGGAAACTTTTCACCAGCGCATGGCGCAGGTCACCGCGGCGACGCAGGAGCTCGATGCGGATTATCAGCGGCTGAAGCACGGTTGGGCGACCTGGGACAAGGCGCGGCGTGACTACGAGGAGGATCTCGCCAACCTGATTCCGAAAGAGCCGGATTGGGACGTCGAGTTCGCCCGCGATCCGCACGCCGCGCATGCGCAGCAGAAGATCTTTCAGACCATTTACGGAAAGCTGCACGCCTCGCGCGCGATGCGGGCTCAGCGCGAGGCCGAGATGACGGCCGAGAACGATAGACGCACTCAGAAATTTGCAGTAGACGGGTTTTCGCAGTTCGTCATGCGCAACATCA